CGCAAGCATCCTAACGGCAACCCTTGAGGGGTTATGAGTGAGTGTCCCACGGCCAATGGCCGTGCTCACTCCGAGCTACATGGTAACCTCCAATCCTCCGAAGCGACGTCCATCGGCGGTCCAATACAACTTTCCTTGCTGGTTTGCAAGGTGAGTTTCTACGCTGCAGCCTTTTTAGGGCTAACGCATATTGGATACCCGGGTCTAGTCTTGTCTTTGCGCGATAACTAAATCGGCAGAACAGAAAAGATTTCGAACCGTGGACATCTTCGCGGATGTTTGACAACTCAAAGTCATAACATCTCCTCAGCCGCTCAGCATCACTGCTGAACAAGCCGGCGTCGGATGGAAAGTCCGGGGGAATAAACTTGACACATAGTTTATTCCGCCGGAACAAGGAAAAGAGATAGCGCAGTACGCCCTTATCATACACATACGTGGTTGATCCGAAATACATAATGTATTTCTCAATGACCAAATTAAGTATTGTATACAACCAGGGTTCAAGCGCTGATCGCCTCTCCGAGGAGGGTACTTTTAATTTAAAAGTACTAACCTCGAACCCGTGAAGGAAATCTCCTCCACAGGATTCTCTAAAGCCAGGCTCTCCGTCAAAAAACGATTTCTCGTGATTGACTTTAAAGCCCACATGCGTGCACACCTCCATAAAGGAGGCGGAGCATGAAAACGGTAGGATGCAATCATCCCCAAACACACTCACTCTCTTTTTATCCTTGTAGTTAACAAGGAGGGAGGTTGAGGGTGTCTGGAGCGATAACGCAGCCACACCGAGGCAATAGAAGACCAAAGTTTCCAAAGGAAACGTATCTGCATTTCCCATAGTTGAAAACATATTCAAGTGCACCTGTTTGTCGTTTATAGACATCGAGGGCATACGAACAGAATCCAACAGTGAGAACCAAGGCCCCGGTAACAAGTACCGGAGCAAACTGATTGACAAGCAATCCGAAGCCGAAGAAAAATCTATAGTGGAGTTAATTCCATCAATAGACGCTCTTTTGGCTAAGGACACATGACGATCAGGCAGAGTGGCCACATTTAGCCCAAAAACCTTTAGACGATCGTACATGACTTTCATAAAACCTTGCTGGAGAAACATATTTCCAGTGGGTTCAATGGCTATCATGCGATCAATCTTATTTGTTTTTGGGACGGTTGTAGCTCGCGACGACTCTTCAATAGAAAATACTTTGCACACAGTGTGCTGGCCGTTGAAAATTTCAATTGCCTGAGCCAAGGAGGGATCCTTGCTCATGTACCATCTAAAAAGAGGAAGAGCATTTTGACTTATTGATATCGGAAAAGTGAATTTACGTTCATTTGATGTATCTGCGAAAGGTACACCAATAGACACACCCGAGCTGTTTCCACAGCTTAGGATAAATTCATCTTCTTCGATTGGGGTCATAATCTCATGACAAAGGCTTCGTGCTCGCAAGAGCATTTTGTCGATGTCAGAGAGATCCCCGAACCTATGAGGAGTTTCAGGAAATGAAAGTCCTGTATATTTACTCATATGTTCATTGGTCTGAAGAAACTTATCGTAGGCAAGTTGCCGACGCGTTTCATCATTCCCCCCATCATTAGCGAACTTTTTTAAGAGGTCGCGATTCTGGGAATCAATAAAAAATGTCGAAATGTCTTTAGGGTACATCCGTGACGGATGATCCTTAAGGTCGTTAACGAGTAGCTGACGTATTGTGGTTGC